GGCAACCCCGGCAAACGCGCACTGAATAAGCAGGAGCCGAAGCCCGAGAATGCAATTCCTATTTGCCCGCCGCACCTGAATGGATCGGCGCGCACGGAATGGAAACGTATTACCCATGAGCTGCATGCTCTAAAAATCATCTCGCGCATTGATCGCGCGGCGCTGGTTGCGTATTGCCAGGCGTGGGGCGATTACGTAAAGGCCTGCAACAAGCTGAAGAAGGAAGGCGAGGTGATCATTTCAGACAAGGGCGGCATGTATCAGAACCCGTGGGTGAGCATCAAGAACCGTTCGATGGACCAGCTGGTGAAGATCTCGGTAGAGTTTGGCATGACGCCCTCCAGCCGAGCGCGTGTGAAAGTTGAAGCGCCAACTGATGAGGATGAAATGACGCGCTTTTTGTTTGGCAATAAAAATGTGAAGGTGGCAGCAAAGTAGCAAGATGTTAAAAACACGGAAGGATATCCATCCCGCAGAGCAATATGCGTTGGATGTAATGAGCGGCAAGATCGTTGCGTGCAAGTGGGTACGACTGGCATGCGAGCGCCACATGCATGATCTGGAACACGGTCATGAACGCGGTTTATATTTCGACGTGGACGCGGCGGATAGAGTCTTGCGATTTGTAAGCCTGCTAAAACATTCAAAGGGCAAATGGGGACGCAACGGCGGCGAAAATATTCAGCTTGAGCCCTGGGAAACGTTTATTGTGTGGGCTGCATTTGGGTGGATGAATTCGAATGGCTTTCGGAGGTTCAGAACCTTATGGATCGAAGTGGCCCGCAAGAATGGGAAGACGACTCTTGCAGCTGCACTTGGTTTGTATTTGGCTTTTGCGGATGGAGAACCAGCCGCTGAAGTGTACAACTGCGCGGTTAAACGTGATCAGGCGCGCCTGTGCCACGCAGAGTCAATACGAATGGTGCGGAAAAATCCGCTGTTGAAAAAACATGTGAGGATCTATAAAGACAACCTGAGCATGGAGAAAACTGCCAGCAAGTACATGCCGCTCGGAGGCGATTCAGACTCGACCGACGGTTTGAACGTCAGCGCGGCCATCCTTGATGAGGTCCATTCGTGGAAATCGCGCGATATGTGGGACGTGATCGAAACCGCGACAGGATCGCGCGAGCAGCCGTTGATCCTGGCTATCACTACAGCTGGATCAGACCGATTAAGTGTCTGTTATGAAAAACATGAGTACAGCCGCAAGGTGCTGGAAGGCTGGAAAGACGGGTCGTTCGAAGATGATACGTGGTTTGGGATCGTCTTCACGCTGGATGAAGGCGACGATTGGCGGGATGAGTCTGTCTGGATCAAGGCAAATCCGAATTTAGGCGTGTCGAAGAACCTTGATGATCTGCAAATGAAGGCCAAGCGCGCCGGGCAAATGTCTGCGGCGCTCAATAATTTCCTACGGAGAGAGTTGAACGTGTGGGTGCAGGGCGATTTCAAGTGGATGAATATGGATATGTGGCGGGCCTGCGGCGGCGACGTGCCCGCACTTGATATGCCGCAGTGGTTGAGCGGTGAGACTGCGTATGCGGGCCTCGATCTGTCTTCGACTTCTGACATCACCGCGTTCTTGATGGTGTTCCCTGCCGAAGATGATTATATTGATGTGGTGGCGCGCTTTTGGATCCCTGAAGACAATATGTTGATCCGCACGCGCGATGATGGTGTGCATTATCAGCAATGGGTTGAGCAGGGGTACATTGAAGCGACGCCCGGCAACACGATCGATTATGATTTCATCTTCGAGCAGCTCGAGAAGGACGCCGATCTGTTCGATATTGATCAGACTGCGTTTGACCGATGGGGAGCTGCGCGCGTTTCAAACGTTTTACAAAACAAGGGCATGACAATGGTTCAGTTTGGGCAGGGGTTTGCAAGCATGAACCCGCCGATGAAGGAACTTGAGCGACTGGTATTATCGAAGAAGATCCGCCACGGAAATAACCCAGTGCTGACCTGGATGGCTGATAACCTTACGGCACGCATGGACCCTGCTGGGAACATCAAGCCAGATAAGGAAAAGAGCCGCGAGAAGATCGACGGTATTGTGGCGCTTGTTATGGCATTAGACCTGGCTCTGCGGCATCCTGAAGTGAAGAGTGTATATTCAAAACGGGGCATTCGAGTGCTTGATTAATGCTTGACTTCCTTTGCATTCAGCGGCCTACTGATGGCATTCGAAGAAACAAGGAGATAAACATGAGCACAACAGCATTGGAAGAATACGAAGCCAAACAAGAAGAGTTGAAGAAGTTGTTAAAGCAGATCGAAGCAGGATTATTAAAGCACGACCGCAACGCGAGCAGCAAAGGCGGCCATCATTGGGGGCATGTTGGTGACTTGAACGACATGATCAGCACGCTGACCGACATCAAAGACCGATTGCATCAAACAGGCGAATATGCAAAGGTGGGATGATGAACCAAAACTACAAAACAGACCCGAAGGAAATTTACACGCTGGAGCTTGATAAGCTCCAGCGTTGTTTTTCGGAATTGACCAAGGTTGGAGAGGGAGTCAGTGAGCTTCCTCGAGTTGGATGGAAGCAGGTCGAGCATCTGCGACATTTGAATTTTATTCTTCAGGAAGCCACGATGACAGGTGAACTATTGTTGAAAATTGGCTCTTGACAAAATAGAACGCATATTCTAAAATAATCAAGGCAGACGCTTGGGTGCCCCCCTCACCCCGGCGTTTGTCATTTAATATTTACCCCTTTGCACGTTTAATCATTAGTAGTAAAAAACCTAAAACGAAGGCAAGAGCAATAAATGCGGATATGATCATCAGAAAATTAGTATCGGACTGTTGAATCATATTTGGATCAAGATTTAGCGACGGCATGGGGGTTGGTGTAGGCATCTTATCAGTTCTTTCCTGAAATAATTTTAGGGAATGGGGCGTTTGAATATGAGGTGTGGAACTAGGTCAATACCGTTATAAGAAGCGGAAACCAATTCCCAACCGTCTTGACCGATTTCATTGGAATATATTTCAATAGGTTGGCTCACCTTCCAATTAATTCTTTCAAATCCATTTTCGTATCGTATGAACCAGGTTTCGTCTATGCGGTCTGCAACTACAAATAGATATTCCCATTTCGGCATCAGATTCTCCTTTCGTAATGAGGACAATTCTACAACAAAAGAACAGCGGTTATGCTGTTCTTTTTGTTCGGCTGTGGATTGACAATTTATACGATAGTGCTAAAATCAAAGGGTAAGAACTAATTGATTGCAGTTTTGGTGTAGACCGAAACGCTTTTCGGAAATGATGCGCCCGAAGACTCTATGTAGAGTCTTCGGGCGTTTTTTGTTGCATATAAGGGATGATCCAATGGCATTAATCGATGTGTACGAAACGGCGAGACTGTAGGTATGCCCCCAGATTCTTTATGGTTGCAGTATCCGATCATTGGGATTTTAGTGCTCACAGCGGGTGTGATTGCCGCTGTATTTTATCGTTTGTGGAAAGACCTGCTGGCCTGGCTTGAAGCTCAAGATGTGAAGCGTAATGCCGAGCGAGACAAACAACGTATCTGGCAGGCTGAGCAGGACATTATTCGTGATGAACGTTGGCAGCAGTTTCTGCAAGCTATGCAGGAACAATGGAGCGAGCAGGATGGACGACACACGGAGGCGCTGAAACAGCTGGTTGGCAAGGTCGATACGTTGATCGTCACCGTAAACAATCACGACACCTGGGAACGCGCCCGATATCGCAACGATCTATGAAAAAATTATTATCCTCTCTCGAACGCAATGAAGTGACCTACTGGCTTGGCCTGTTATGTTTGCTTCTTGGCCTAGGGCAGAGCGTTTCTATGGCAACGGCCTTGTGTGTTGTGGGCGGGGTGCTTGTACTAGAGTCGATCACAACTTCTTATTTGGCCACGTGGATGGCGATCAGGAAGGGTGCTTAATGCCGCTCTCTGCTGCAATGGTGCAACGCCGTTCGGATGTGTTCCATGTGAGCCAAACGCCGCCTGGGTGGGTGGTGCGCGGATATGGACAGGAGAGCTACGCGGGCGAGGATGTGACGGTGGAGGGGTCGCTGTCGGTGACGGCGGTGATGGCTGGTTTCACGATCCTGGCAGAAGATACTTCGAGTCTGCCGCTTTTGTTTTTGCGCAGGCTGCTGCGTGGAAAAGAACGCGCAACTTCACACCCGTATTATTCCCTGTTGCACGATGCTCCGAATGAAGAGCATACCAGCATGGTGTTCCGCGAGCTGGCGACAGGGCATTTGGTGGGCTGGGGAAACTTCTTTGGACAGTTGATCTGGGACCGCCAGGGTGTGGTGCGTGAGATCTGGCCGCTGCGTCCCGACCGTATGACGGTGTTCCGTGAGAATGGCATTCGGAAATATATATACCGACCGTTGAAGGGACCTGAGCGGGCATTTCGTCAGGATGAGATCTTGCACATCCCCGCGTTCGGGTTTGACGGGCTGACTGGTTTATCACGCATTGCTCAGGCGCGGAACGCGATAGGGTTGTCGATGGCGGCAGAGAAGTACGGTTCGAAGTTTTTCGCCAATGATGCGCGGCCTGGGATCGTGCTGACACATCCAGGGAGTCTGGATGATGACGCGTATGAGCGTTTGCGAGGTGATTGGAAGAAAATGCACCAGGGCGCTGGCAATAGCCATAACCCTGCGATCCTTGAAGAGGGGATGAGCATCGAGACGATCGGTATCCCGCCAGAGGATGCTCAATTTTTACAGACGAGGCAGTTCCAGGTGGCGGAGGTGGCGCGGATATTCCGCATTCCTCCGCATATGATCGGCGATGTGCAGAAGAGTACCAGCTGGGGGACGGGCATCGAGCAGCAGGAACTTGGATATCTATCGCACACGCTGCGCCCGTGGCTGACACGCATCGAACAGCAGTTGAACAAAGACCTGCTGCTGAAGTCTGAAAAAAAGGATTACCTGTTCGAGCATTTGACCGATGTGATGCTGAGAACCGATACCACGGCGCGTTTTCAGGCGTATGCACAAGCCATTACAAACGGCTTTATGACACGTAATGAAGCGCGCGAAAAAGAGAACTGGAATCCGATCGATGGATTGGATGAGCCGCTGGTGCCGTTGAATATGCAGGAGGCTGGTGCAGCCCCTGAACCGAAGAAAGACCCGCGCTCGGCCAATATCCAGCCGCTTTTGAGAGATATGGCAGAGCGGATCGTGCGCAGAGAGACGAACGAGCTGCGCGATGCG